ACTGATAGGTTTAGAAAGATCATATAGACCACTTTGAGGACCTAATAATACCAATAAGTAAATTAACTGAAGAACACATGTTTCTTGAGGATTTGATCCTCTGTGAAATAGTGCACTCAGATAGTTACTTAATAATGACACCGCGTAGTTTAAAGTGTAACTTTTTGTTATCATGTCTGACAACAGGGCAGTCACAAAGTAAGGATTTCTGCTAGCTCTCAATACAACTTTTGCTCCGAGAGGTGATATATCCATAAAGGATAAATCATCTAATCGGAAGTAAAGTCGTTTTGCGAATTCGCAGACATTTCCTTTAAATCCTTTAATAGGATTTACTTCAACTCCTAACAATGTCAACAAGGTAGTATAGGCTTTAGCTTGATCTTCATCTCTAGAAGCTTGATCATCACCTAAAACACTATAAATGTTAGACTCTTCCTGAACGGAACCGTACGGAGTCATATCCACAGCAATCATGTTAAGTACATGGTTAGTTAAGGCTAACATAACAAAAGATGAATATACACCCATGGGTTGTCCAACTGCATATTCAACCATTTGAGGTTTTGGTTCTTGAACAAAATAGGGTCTGTTTAAGATGTCTTCCCAAAGTTGACCTGGTACTCCCATTACGGTTAAGATATCTTTCTGTATACTTACAGGAAGTCTATCTGTTGCCGCTGAGAGATCAGATGAAACTATAGGGGCCTTGCTTTTAGCAAGGTATAACATACTTTTAACAGGTCTATGTTGATCAAAAGTACCATCCTCAGGTGTGAATTTCAGTACATTGGATATTTCGTCGTGTAAAGGTTTGAATAAAACCTGAGTCCACCAATCAGTTATACCAACCACTCTAGCTTTTTGTCTTGCTTCTTTAACTATTGATAATCTACCTAAATGCAATCTGTCTAACTCATCAATCCATAAAGATTGAATGATAAAGACAATGATAGCAATAGGAGATAACAATATAAAGAGCATAAACATTAAAACTAGATGGTAGTAATAATGATAATGGATACACCACTTAATATGACCAAGGAAAATCCGAGGTGATAGCATCAATGCTATGAAGTCATAACCAACACTTACAAAAACAAGATTACCATTAACACCAGATTTAGATGGTAAGAAATATCTTGGACTTTCAAGTCTAGTGATTTTTCTCACTTTCAATCTTCTTAGAGCTTTTCTAAGTATATCATAAGAAAATGATTTTACACTACCTTTATGCAAGGTTGTGATACTATCTAATTTTACTGTATGATGACCAGAAACTGCTCTATAGAAGTTTAAGCAAGAAAGTAATGATTTGATTAAAAAGGATAATTCCTTTTGAATCTCAACATTACTATGTTTAAACTTTGAAACAAGATTTCTAATATCTAAAGGTATAATGTGTGGAAGACCTTTTCTGGTTCTTTTGACCCACAATTTCTTGTCCACTAAAGATTCCCCGTTAAGGTAGGAAACTATATATCTGAATACTTCAGCCCAATACTTAGATATCCATATAATACCGGAATCTTTCCAGTGTTTTTGAATAATAGGTATAAGTTGTAGTATCATCTTATAGTCTTTCCCTTTAACTCCGGTCATTTTTAGAATGGTAATAAAATACCGTCTAAGTTCCTTTCTATTAAGCCAAGGAAAAGTTTTTGCCTTGGTTGGTCTCAGATTTGCACCTTTAACGGGCAGACCTAAGATCGCAGAACCTATAACTCTGAAAAGAGCTAAAGTCATCTGCAATAGGATTAAGAACCTAGCGATATTTAAAATTACCAGTTTTTGAACAGATCTTAAAATTGTAATTATAATTGTTGCATTTGTAATGATTATAATACAAGGTCTCATAGAGACCAGGTCTGATTCACTAACTTCGGTTCAAGGTTTTAAAGTCAAAAGCCTGCAAAGCTCTATGACAGTTACGTTCTTCTGTTCAAAGAAGTCCCTCTAATAAGTTATTAGTGAGGTTGTCTTTACAACCATTAGCACGTGAGCATCAAGAAGCTAGATACTTCATGAAGGTAGGCGATCGATCTTATACAAGACCTGAAGACCATTGTCATGGGGTGATGTGCTCCCTTCGTCAACATCATAGTAACAGACAGTTACCGG